CGGGTGCAAGTGCTGCTTCAGACTTACAGATTATTATATCTTACGAAGAGATTGACGACGCATAATGAGTACTTCGGTTTACAACAACGGAGGAATGATAGGAGTCACTCTCGATTTTGGTGCGACTGATTTTTATCAGACTTCAAGCACTGTTCAGAATGACTCATTTACTATTGAGGCGACAGCAACAGCCGCTGACAGTACTAACGATTCAGAAGGGGTTACAATTCCAGCAGCTACTCAAGATGGAGACTTGCTCGTCGTTGCTTGTGGGCATATCGACACTCCGATTAGCGAAGCAAACATGGCTTCGGGGTGGACAGTTTTAGCAAACTCTGATGATAACAGTGATGGCACACCGAGCGTACAGTCTGTCATTTTGTATAAAATAGCGACATCTTCAGATGCAGGCCAAACATTTATTATGGGCGCTAGCGGGGGAGATATTGATATAGATTACAAAATGTTTGTACTGCGACCAGACAATGCAGCAATAACAAGCGGAACAACTTTTACAACGGGCGAGGACTCATACAAAACATTTAACAACCCGCCACAACTCAGCGTCAACCCGTCAGGTTCTTCTGGGCCAGTTTTTGCAATAGCGGCTTATGCAGTAAATACTGGCTCGCAACCCAGCGCATCACCAACTCCAACAGGCAACGATGCTGTAGACGGAACTGACTTTTACGTGTCTCATTGGGTGTATAGTCGCGCAGATACAAAGCCATCATCAATAACTTGGGATGCGGGGGATGGAGGACGAAATGCAGTTTCTCTCGCATATATTGAGATTCCTGACTCAGTAAGTGTTGTAAATCAGAATAAAAAGAATAGCGGTATTTGGAATTTGCCCTCTGCATATTCAGAGCTAACTATTGATGTACAGGCAGGCGCACTCGACGCACAGGCATCTGGTACTGTTTCAATTCCTTATCCGTCAGACATAGAATCGGGCGATATACTTATGGCGTTTATCTGGTTGTCTGGCACTGATGATGTTTCTAGTACGCCGTCAGGCTGGACACAAGAGCTTCAAGCAGGAAATGATTACATATATTCAAAAACTGCTGATGGAACAGAGACAGGCAGTCTAGCGATAAGTATGTCAAGTAGTGCAACTGATAGCACGGCTCTAATGTATAGATTTAGACCGAGTAAGCCGGCTACTTTCACTATTGAAGACAGAGTAGGGTCGTTTGACGCGGACGGTACAATAAGTATTACTGCGGGGTCAAACGTAAGTACCGCAGATACAACGCTGTTCTTGTACAACACATTTGTTGGAGGCCCTCGGACTTTGACCTCCGGCCCTACTAATTTGACTTTAGATGCGGGACAAGAAGGCACTCCCGCAGGGCATTGGTGGCACGCTTTTGATATTGGTGGAGAAACTATTACAGTCACTTATTCAAGCAGTATAAGTGAAGCCTTGACTAGAATTAGTTGGAGATAACTATGAGCAGATGGGGCGGATTTATAGCATAATCATGGTCGTTAAAATATAAGGAGACATAAAATGACACTTTACAGTTTAAATGGAGCATACCCGCAAGCCTTACCGCATCGTATTGTCCTATCAGACGGGCGAACTCGCACAGACAATACAACTTTTACGGCGGAAGAACTCGCAGATGCAGGGTGGGTACAGGCTGCCGAGAGGCCTTCTGTTGCTGACTATCAGACTTTAACTTGGGAAAATGGTACTTGGGTAGTTACAGATTATACAGCAGACCAAATGAGAATAGAAGCCCAGAAACGAAGAGAGAATATTCCGGCAGAAAGATGGAAGTATGAAAATAAAAACATACTGTGGACAGATGCAGCACTCAACGAATATGAGTTAGATAGCTCTGTAGAGTCTCAGAGAAAGATAGCATCTGTGCAGACTGCAATTACGGCAGGTATTCGACCAGATAATCAAGCCTGGAAAATATACTCTACAACAGAGGGCATAGTTTATCGAACTACTTCAAATGCAGAAATAACAGAATGGTCGAACTTACTTCTGCAAAAAATTCAAATTTGTTTTAATACGGAAAAAGAAGTAATAGAACAAATAAATACACTTATTCAAGCTGAAAGCTACTTGGAGGCTATAAATATCTCATTTAAAGATGCTTTAGTAACAAATCTTACACAAGCAAATATTACTTTAGCATAAAGAAGTTGCAGGTCCAACGGGTCCAGCTTAATAAAAAGGGGCTTTATGCCCCTTCATTGTACCAGCCTGAAATAGCTATCCTACACTTTGTAGCATATTTACTTACTTCGCTAACAAAATGAGGAGTTCCAGCACCCCCTAACTTTAGTAAAGTTAAGGAATTATACTCTGGTACTATAGTTTTATACATACCATCTTCCTGCTGAATATTCAGTAATCCTCCAAATTCTGGAATCCAGTTTTTTGTAAGATTAAAAATAAAAGCTACTCCTCTTTTTGCATCAGGATGCGTACTCAAGTAATCCCCTTTTTCATAAACACTACAAAAAGACTCGTACAAAACCGGGCTTTTAACTTTGGCCTCTTGCTCTATAAACTCTTTAAACTCCGCGGACTCTAAGTATGTGCTACGAAAATTACATTCATAGCAAGAGCATTCTTTTACGTGAGGCGTACTTCTTTTAAATCTATACGTAAAGTTTCCGTGTCGAAAACTTTGATTTATAGTGGCTTCACTGTGTCGTAGTGCTTCTCTTTCTTTAAAATTATTTTTAAAATATCTTACTTTCTGAAGTCCCTGATACATAACAGCATATGACCACCAACCTTCTGGGGTGGTCAATATGCCATTATGAAGACGTTCAGCCCGTTCTTCTGAAAGAAAGTTTTTAAACGTCTTTATCATCGTAAGTCTCTTTCTCTTCTAGCTGTTCATTGACTTGTCGCTGTATAGATAGTATAGTAGTTATACTAGTTTTAGCGGGCAACTCCCCTAAAGCTCTGAGAATTAGGTTGATTTCATCTATTGATAATTCAAGTATCATTTGAATATATCCTGCCAATTTCCTGTGGTGCTAGCTCTAGCATACTCTGTAGCACGATTTTCAAAGAAGTTGGTATGCTCAACTGCATTTAACATATAATCCAGCCAAGGTAATGGGTTATCTTCGCTACCAAATATTTTCTTCATCCCGAGACCTAGAAGTCTGCGATCTGCAATATAGCGAATATACTCTTTTACTTCTTCGGCTGTTAGGTCAGGTACTTCTGCCCCTTCAAAACAGAGATCAATAAAAGCATCCTCTAACTCTACTGTACGCTCTGCTGCACAGTAAATTTCATACTTTAACTCATCATTCCATAGCTCTGGATTTTCCGAGATAAAGGTTCGGAAAAGCTGAGACATACCTTCCACATGAAGAGTTTCATCTCGAATACTCCAAGTGACAATCTGACCCATACCTTTCATTAGGTTGTGTCGAGGAAAGTTCAGTAGAATAGCAAAAGAGCTAAACAACTGTACTCCTTCTGTAAACCCACTATATATTGCCATTGTTTTTGCAATATTCATTGGAGTATCCATTCCAAAATTGGAAAGATGCTCGTGCTTATCTAGCATTTCTTTATGCTCAAAGAATTTTTGATACTCGTCGTCTCCAAATCCAAGAGTCTCTAGGAGCAAAGAATATGCTTCCTGATGCACAGCTTCCATAGCAGCAAAAGCAGAAAGCATCATTCTTATCTCTGGCTGTTTGAAAGTAGGCAAATAGTGTTTTGCATACCCACAACAAACATCAACATCGGCTTGCGTAAAAAATCGAAATATTTGCGTAAGTAATTTTTTATTGCCCGTACTAAGTTTTTCACGGTAATCTCTTAGATCATCTGCAAGATTGACCTCATCAGGCAACCAGTGCATATGCTGTTGGGACTTGTAGTGCTCAAAGGCCCAAGGGTAGTTAAAAGGTTTGTAATATTCTCTTTCTGTAAGTAAATTTGTCATTTATTATCCTTCACACGCTAAACAAGCGTTTTCATCGAGGCTCTCAAAGATTTGTGCTCTGAGTGCTTCGTCAGAAACGGTTTCTGCTCTTTTATACGCCTCGCTACGGAGATAGTATAGGGTTTTTACTTTCTTCTTCCAAGCCATAATATGAACAGAGTGCAATTCCATCTTAGAAACGTTGGAGGGAAAGAATACATTTAGTGATTGACTTTGACAGATATACTGCTGTCGATCCGCTGCCATTTCGATAACCCATCGCTGGTCAATCTCCACTGCTGTCTTAAAGACGTCTTTTGTATAATCATCTAAAAATTCAAGATGTTGTACAGAACCCCCGTTTGTGACTATGTCTTTCCAAACTTCCTCTGTATCCATTTCTAAATCTTGAAGAATCGCCTCTAGATATTCATTCTTTTGAAGACTTGTGCCGCTCTTAGTCTTTTGAGCATACGCATTGGCTCGATAAGGCTCAATACTAGGAGAAGTATTACCACATATAATACTAGAGCTAGCATTAGGTGCAATAGCCAATAAGTGAGCATTTCGAATAAGGCTAGGGTATGCATCTGGACAGCTTCCTCTTTCTCGGGCCAACTTTTCAGTTGTTTCAGTAGCTTGTTCCTTTATATGTCGAAACATTCTAAGGTTTGCAGATTTCGCCATAACCCCTTCGAACGGGATGTTTCTTCGTTGTAAGTACGCATGAAATCCCATAGCTCCTAGGCCAATCGACCTTTCTTGGGCTGCGCTGTATACTGCACGGTGAAGCTCAGGCGGAGCGTTTTCAATAAAGTAAGTTAATACATTATCGAGCATCTCTACCAGATCAGGAATAAATTGAGGCTCATGGCTCCAAGAATCGTACTCTTCTAAGTTTACGCTAGATAGACAACATACTGCCGTTCTGTCAGCAGTGGTTGGTAGAGTAATCTCAGAACACAGATTAGAGTGATGTACTTTTAAGCCTTTATCTTTTTGGAACTGGGGAAGAGCTTCCTGCACTGTATCACCGAACATAATGTAAGGCTCTCCAGTTTCTACTCGATTTTGAATGAGTTTTACCCATAATGTTTTGGCTGAAACAGTTTTCTTTACTTCTCCCGAGTGAGGGTCCACCAAGTCCCAGCTATCATCGAAACCTTCTTCCATTGTTGCTCTTTCGATAAGCTCCATAAATTTATCAGGTACAACCACACCGTGATGAAGGTTTATAGACTTACGGTTTATGTCTCCTCCAGTAGGCTTACGAATATCTAAGAACTCTTCGATTTCTGGGTGTGACATATTCAAGTAGGCAGCATAACTACCTCTACGAGTTACACCCTGAGAAAAAGCAAGCATTTCAGCGTCTACTACTTTCATAAAAGGTATAACGCCAGTAGACTCTGATCCTTTTGAAGTTTTACTTCCTACAGATCGAATTTCATTCCAGCATCCGCCAATACCGCCACCCACAGAAGAAAGAAAAGCATTTTCTGTATAATGGTCAGTGATCCCATGTCTTGAATCATCGACAAAGTTGAGAAAGCAACTAATAGGAAGGCCGCGATCAGTGCCCCCGTTGCTAAGTATGGGAGTACTAAACATAAACCACAATCTACTAGCATAATCATATATCCTCTGTGCTTGCTCATCATTCGAAGCGAAAGCCTTTGCCGCTCGTGCAAATGCGTGTTGCGGCGAGGTTTCACCATCAACTAGATATCTATCTTGCAAAGTTTTCTTACTAAACTCTGACAAGAGCTTATCTCTTGATAGGTCAATTTCAATCGTCATTTAAAAAATCCTTAATTTCTTTATTCAGCTCTACTAAAGAGTGGCCTGGATGTTGTACCGCCTCACTACAATAACTAAGTAAATCCATTAAAGAGTAATTTTGTAACAACAATTCCGCATTCTCGTTTAAAGTTTGTATATACTTATATTTACCATCTAAGGGTATAGCATCGTATATATCGAAAGCAGTCCCATACTCACTAATGAGATCGCTTGCTCTTTTAGGGCCAATTCCAGGAATACCTGGTATATTGTCGCCCTTATCTCCGGTTAATACTTTGAAACTGATATACTCTTCTTGAGGAAAGTCGAAAAACTCATTCCAGTTATATATTGTAGTTTCTTTTCTAGTTACTGTGGAGAATCTGGAAACTTCTTCATTTACTAGTAAGTCCCAGTCTCGGTCGCTAGAGATTAACCATATATTTTCTATGTTAAAACTTTCTTTATACCGTACTATGTACGCTGCCAAATCGTCTGCTTCAACATATTTTCTTCGCAGCACTAAATACTTTTCTGAAAGAAGCTGTAGAGTATTTTCATATTCTGTGAAAAACTTTTCCATTTCTAGCTTTTCTTCTTCAGTTTGGTCTTTGTACTTTTCTTTTCGATTGCCTTTATAATCCGGGCATATTTCTTTACGAAAAGAGCTGCTACCTTGGTCTGCCGCAATTATAATTTTGGCACAGTCATACGACTGCGCTAAACTTTGTACTGTTCTTAGGTAGTCCTGACTAAAAACAGTTTTTCCTTGATGTTTCCATCGAAATGCTAAGTTCATAGCATCTACTATGAGAACATTATTATTATCTAGTATTTGTTCACTAAACTTCATTTATAAACTCCACTTTTTCATTTTCTAGCCATTCTTCGGCAAGTAAAATGTAGCAGTCCAGCCAAGAAAAGTAAGAGTATCTAGTATTTTCTGGTCGTATGTCTGTTACCACAAAAACCTTTGATCGAGAATATTTAAAAAACAATAACGGATCCTGATCTTTTATAGATGCTTGTTCTATTATTTTAGCCCACCACGCTACAACATAATTTGTTTTATTAGTAAACATTTTATCTGTAAATGGGCTTTTTTCATAATTCTTAACTTCTATACAAAATCTATTATTCTGGTCTGGGAGATACAAATCTCCTTTCAAATAAGAAAGAGCCCCTGAAGAGGGGACTCTTTCAAACTGTAGCCCAGTATGTTTTCTTAACAAATCTCGAACAAGGTACTCACCTCTTTGTCCTTTTGATCTTGAATCTACCATTATACAATCTCACTAATCTCATTTGTTTTTCTTACTTCTATCTTTTCTAGAAGAGGATGAGACCAACCATGACTAACCAAATAAGTATTTAGTTCTTCTTCTAATAGGACTTCTACTAATTTTTCTCGTCCCATATCGTCTAAAACGTTAATAACTTCATCTAGGAATAGTACATTTATCTGACTAGAAGAAATACTGCTCATTAACCTGCGAATAGCAAGTAGAGTAGCAGTATTAACCCTGGCAAGCTCGCCTGAAGACAAAGCCAGAATATCGACAGTGTTTCCATTATCCGTGATCTCGACGTTGAGTTTATCATTCGATACCACAAACTCCAGAGTAAACCGCCCATCAGACAATTCACCAAGATAAGTATTGACAAGTTCTTCTAACTCCTTTACAAGATTTTCTATCTTGTATGCAATTAGGCCGTTCGTACTAAAAGCCTTCTTTAGTATTTCTAAGTTTGATTTTTTATTTCTCAACCTATCTAAAGAAACAATTAATTCTTGTAATTGCTCTTCGAAGTCTTTTGTTTGTTCGGTAATGACTTCAATTTTAGCATTGTGGGCAGAAGCAGCTTGATTTTGTTTTTCAATTTTATCAATCTCCGCCTGCTCTTCTCGAACTTTAGTTTGTAGCTCAAGCAGCTTATCTTTTAATTCATTTTCATCTAATACTTCCGAAGGTAGTAACTGATCTATTTTTGAAAATAAATCTTCCCACTCTTTTATAATCCGCTGTTTACCACTAAACAGTTTATTATTTTCCTGTATTTTATGAATTTTTTCTTTTACTTCCTTCTCTCTAGTTTGATACTTCTCTATACTAGAGGTGTGTACTTGAAGGTGGTCATTTTTAAAGTTATTATCTACTTCTTGACCACAAGTAGGGCACTCATCTCCTAATTTTTCAACTTTCTGAATTTCTCTGTTAGCGTAATCTATTTTTGATTTTAGTGCCCCTAACTCGGATTGAAGATTATCATAAGAAATAGTCTCTTCGGCTTTAATTTCCCGTGCACTATCAATATCTATGTTTTTCAGCATCTGCTTATACTGATTATTTTGAGAAATTTTTCGATTCGAAGTCGAAATATTTTTAATTTCAGCCATAAGAGAACTGATACTGTTCTGGTCTTCATCCGAAATTTTCGGTAAATTTTTCATCTCTAGTGGGGTAGTATCGGTCAGACGGTTATTTTGCAACCATTTTTCGATTGTTACTACTTTACCCTCCATCTTTGCATACTCTGAATCAACCTCTCTTGATAGAGTTTTGAATAGTTCAAAGATGCTTACATATTTCTCAAGCCCTAGAAGGTCAATGAGAAACTTTTTACGGTTTGCGTCCGTAGCAGTTAAAAAGTTCAAACTCGCATTCGTGTTCTGATAAACCACTTGCGAGAAAGTTTTGAAATCAATAGATATAATTTCTTCTATAGTTTTATAAGTATTCGTAGCGGTATGACTACTTATATCCTCACCATTTTTCAATAGTTTTACTTTGAGCGATGCTTTTCGGATTAAGTCAACTTCATACTCGTCAGAGTCTTTAGAAAACTTTAAGTTTATAGAATATCCATCCCCGACAGTACGATTAGCAATATCGGCTTTTTTGATTCCTTTTGAATTTTTGTTAAATAAAACTTCTTCTAAAATTAATGGGATGGACGACTTGCCCACCCCATTAGTTCCTAGAATTTGAGTAATTTTCTGCTCAGACAAGTCAATAGAGTTATTTGCCCCATAAGAGAAGCAATTACTCCATGTCAAGGTTTTTAATGTTATCATTGAAAAGCCCTATAATGTCCGGTATTTTGGGTTCAGGAATCTCTAGAATATAGAGTAGGTACTCTACTAGCTCTTCTCCTAAACTCATTTCTTTGTTTAGCAAAAGAGTAGCTTCGTTGTTTCTTTTTACAAGTTTTTTATCGAGTAAATCATTCGTCTTTACGGAAGATAATTCACCCAAGTCGCCTTCTAACTCGTAAATAATATGATCGTAGTCACCTGGGAGCATATCCGCTGGATCTGTCACTGTTTTACGAATTAGTTGTGGCAAGTCAAAAGCGTCCCACATCCAACTCCAGTTATTTGGATTTATCAAAATATATCCTGTACTTACTTTATTTCTATGGAATGAAGTAGTCATAGGACTGCCGGGATAAACAATGTTACGCTGGCAGTTTGAGTGAGAATGAAGATCCCCTGCAAAAACTACAGGAAAGTCCTCAAACCTATCTAAGTCTACTTCGGGTGTGACGTGAGGAGGGATCTCCCCACGCACATGAGTAAAAAGAGGATGATTAGTATTAAACTTCTCTATACTCTCTTTACGATGCAAATCGGCATATGGAAGAATACCAAAACCTAAGTCTGGATCTACATAAGAAATATCCACTATCTGCACAAGAGGATTAATATCCCGACTGACTTGCTTCAACGAAGAAAAGAAAGTCTTGTGCTTTCGAGTTGCTTCATGGTTTCCATCATAAATAATAGTAGGAATACTAACATTACGAATAAATGAAAAGTATACCTCTAATTCTTCCATATTTGGAAGACGATCAAAAAGATCGCCTCCAATAATGTGCATATTACACTGTTTTTCTAGCGAATAAACTTGTTCAAAAAACAACTTATAGCGGTTTTTTGCCCATTCCAAAGGAACATTCTTCTGACCTAGTTTTATATGCCAATCTGCGGTAAATAAAATCATGATACATCAAACATCTCGTCAATTTCTTCGTCATGGTTCTGCTCTTTACCGCCAGTAGCGATACGCTCCAACAGCTCTTTCTGTTGGTCAGCAGTTGGACGAGGAAGTAGTTCGTCAATTGGGGTAGCCCCTTCGATTGCTGCTTTTTGCTCATCAGTAACAGGCTTCGTATTCTTCAAGCACTTGATCTGATCTAAAGTGTATTCTACATTGTAGACATGAGGACCATTCTTTGTACGCTTAAAGTGTACCTCCCAGCCGTTATCAAGATCGGTAGGATCACCAAGCTCTTGAGCAGCAGTAAGAATTTGATCCATCAACTTCTTTTTCAGATTAAAGACTTTTACTGAGTTATCAGACAAGTCCAAGCATTGAATGGAATATGACCAGTTTGCTTTCAGATCAGGATAGTGAACCTTTACCCAATCCTTTTCACCACTAGTAAAAGTTTCTTTCTCACGGTCAAACTCTAAGCACTCCATAGGAAGGTTCTTATCGTTTTCGCCTTTAACCCAGTAGATGTAGCGAGGCAATAAGTCTCCGAAAAGACGAACTGCATTAGCACCATCACGGTACTGGTATTGAGAAATAGTTTTCTTCTTGGCAGAGCCAGCAGAATCAGTTAGTTTGATACCCATAGTTTTGTTTCCTTATTGTATTGTTTCTTCCCATGCAAAATAAATTTCATTATTTGCTATAGAAAGTAGCTTGTTTTTGTTTATGGACTCCAAGGTAATAGGACACTCCTCTACCGAAAGAGTCTTGCGCTTTGTGGCAGTATATTCAGCCAGACTGCGAAAACTTGCTAAGGCCACATACTCAGCAAGGTCTTTATCTTCGCACCTACTACGATTGTAGATAACGGCTGAAGAATTTAAGAGGAAAGAATCCCCTGCCCAATTAATACTAGCGTATTTCTTAATTGGATCATAATTATTTTTAGGTAAAGGCCGGAACGTAAGATATGCAATAATATCTATTATGTTACTGGGAATACCATTGCTGAGTTGATAGACTTTTAACCAATTAAAGGTTATCATTTGCATTTTTCCTACGCGAATTGTATATTATAACATCAAGAGCTTCGTATGTCAAGAACTATTTTTCACATCTCAATCTTGTTTATTCTGTAGCCTTCCTTTAAATAGTGTCCGAGTCTTACTTGGGCTTGTCGTTCGGCTGTCTTGCCCTTAAGATTTATATCCACTATCACAGGATCTAGCTTTCCTTCAAAATTTCGTATAACTCGACCTACAAGCTGAGTAAGCAACGGAGTATTACTTACTGGAGTTGCTAAAATAAGACAGCTAAGTCTATTCACACTGATACCTTCTGAAAAAATACTCTGAGTGCCGAGAAGTATTTGTTTCTCACCGGACATAATTCTCTCTATTTTTTCATCCCTTTCTTCTGTAGTTGTTTCACCTGTGATAATCTCACAGCAGTCTCCAAGAGTTCTTTCTATCCGTTTTAGGAAGTTTACTCTATCGGAGAGAAGTAATACGTAGTGTCCCTGCTTGCGATAGGCTGCCGCTAACAGACTAACTAGCTCTCCGTACTGATTTTGAGAAACCAGGTCATTTACTCGGTTTGCCCAAGGTATTCTTGCACCATCCATAAATCTTATGTCAGTTTGAATAAGATCAATACTAGGCTCCATGTAGTTTTCACGCGGAGGCGTGAAGCGTGTAGGGCCAAAGTAATCTGCTAAGAGTACATGGCGCCCATCTTTTCTTTCAACAGTTCCAGAAAGTCCAATCTTGTATCTAGCATAATTGGAGTCTATGAGCCTATTGAAAGTATTTGCTGGAATATGGTGACACTCATCCACAATCACTGTACCAAACTTTTTAGCTAGTTTTTCTTTGTGCTTATATAGCGTCTGCACGTTTCCTATAACGATTGGGGAATCCAGGTTAAACTGCCCAGAACCTACGATTCCGGGCTGAATACCATATACTTTTTTAACTTCTTTTTCCCACTGAGTTCGAAGTGCAACTGTATGAGTAATCACTAGAGTTTTTTGCCCTAATTTTCCAGCGATTGCTAGTCCAGTAAAAGTTTTCCCCCAACTTACCCACGCGTTGATGATACTACTATCTGTGAGGTTGTCGTAGACGTCCTGCTGAGATTGACGTAAAGGAAACTTAAAATCAGGAAAATCCACAGGAGCAATAACCCTTTTGTCAATAATTTCACACTCATTTGGTATCAGATCCTCCCTGCCTACTGGAATAGAGTATAAGTTATTTCGTATCTTTCGAATATTTTTTATAACTGTTGGAGGTACATCTCTACGATAGCTATCAATTTTATAAGTGAGCGCAGTCTCCATTCTCCTAACGTGATCGGGAGACTGGCCCTCTAGATAGATACGATTTGAGATGACTACTTTCAAAATATCCCGTCTTCTATATGGTCTTCTTTAAAATCTCGAAGGGCTTCTATGATATCCCGTTGTTCAGCGGCTAAGAGCAGCTCGCCGCGTACTGCATCAACTAAAGATGTATGCTCTGGTATCGCAGTGGGATTCTTAATCATAGCCAATATATTTATAAAATGCTCTTTCTGTTTTGCTTTCGCATTGTCAAAAATAATATTCATAATATATGAAGGTTTCATTAGTTTCCACCTCGAATTTGCTGAAGAATAAATTCTGGACTAGTGTAAAGATAAGGGTCTTGTTCGACGTCATCTGCCTTACCTTCTTCGATAAACCAGTCAGTAATTTGACCATTCTTTACAACAATCGCATAACGCCAAGAACGACGACCAAATCCGAGGTTCTCCTTGTCTACTAACATGGTCATATGCTCGGTAAAAGTGCCATTGCCATCTGGAATTACTTTAATATTCTTGATACTTTGGTCTTGCGCCCACTTGTTCATAACAAAAGAATCATTAACAGACATACAGTATATGTCGTCAATACCTTCTGCGTAAAACTGCTCTGCCATTTGTTCAAAAGCAGGAAGCTGATAAGTGGAACAAGTTGGCGTGAAAGCGCCTGGCAGGGAGAATAACACAATTGTTTTTCCTGCAAATATATCAAAGGTACTAACATCTTCCCAACGATATGGATTGTCCCCGCCTATAGATTCATCTCGAACTCGGGTTTTAAAAACAACAGAAGGAACGACCGTTGGAAGACGACTCCAACGACAACTTCCATTATAGTTGTCTTTTTCGTACTCTGTGCAATAAATTGCCATTATATTTTCCTCTTAAATGTTTCTACGAAGTTTTCACTAAGGCTAAATAATCTCCAAGGTCTTCCATCTAGTATAAGTAATTGTGCCCACTCTTCACTATGTGGATATCTTGGTACTGTGTAAAGGCAGTTCACACCTTTTAAAAACAAAAGAGTATAAGTGTCTCTAGGCACTTTTTTATTTATTTTATAAGAAGAGACGGGTATTAGCTTTGTTTTTTGATATTCAAATGCTCTGCCAGAAGTATCGATGAATTTTGTACTTTTAGCTCCGAGCATTTCTATATATGTGAAACAAGTCTTACCTAAGCGTCCTAACTTATGTGGTGAAGTCAGCCTTCGTTTCCCTAGTGTATCTCCATCTTGGTTTCTATCGTCAATTATTTTATCGTCAATAAAAAGTAACCCGTCTTCGTAATACGTCTCTTCTGAAGATAATACATAGACGGGAAACTTTATATATCTTAAAACTTGCTTATAGTTTAGTACCGGTAGCATTAAACTTACCCATAGAGTAATCGTCTCCTACCTCGAAGTCGCATCCAACTGGACAACTTGGAATCATTATTCCACGATCCTTTTGAATACAGTTTCTAAGAATCTCTGAGTACTCGTCTATTTCATCTATCGGTACTTCAGCAAGAACTGAGTCATGTACCAATGCAAATATTCTAGACTTTAATCCACGAGATTCTACTATACTATGCGCCTCTACAGCGCCTAGCAAGTTAATATCAGAAGCAGCAGACTGTACAAGAAAGTTAAGTCCAGATCGAATTGCATGGCTTTGCTTTGCATTAAAATCTCGTGGCTTTTGACCAGGTTGATTTTTTCCTTCTGCTAATCTTCTTTTTCTACCAAAGTATGAATAAACGTACCCATTCTTACGAATAAAGTCTTGCTGCTCATTGATCCACTCCTCTAGCTTCCAGAATGCGCCAAAGTAATCTTTAATTACTCGTTTCGCCTCTGGTACAGTCATACTACCGCCATCTTTAGTAACCTGTTCTGCAATCTTGTTTGGACCTGCTCCATACATGATTCCAAAGGTTACAGCTTTTGCGGCTTGACGGTAGCTTCCATACTTCTCAGCAACTTCTTCTACTTCACAGTCTAGTTGGAATACTTTATGTGCAATAGTAGAGTGAAAGTTGCCCCCACTACGGAATACTTCTTGTAACTCCAAGTCATCTGCTAATACTGCAGCAACATATACTTCGGCAGTTGTCAAGTCCATAGCTACAATCTTATGCCCTTCGGAAGCTCGAATACACCCTTTTACGATAGGATTATCTCTCGGTATCTGCTGCATATTTAGCTTACCGCTAGAGGATAATCTACCAGATGTTGTTCCGTGCAGATTAAAATTAGTACGCAGCCTGTCATCCTTGTCTAGCTGAGGAATAATTTTATCCAAGTAAGTATTCTTAATCTTGCTCTTCTTTCGAACATCAAGAATTAACCGAGGAATATCATGCTGACTAGAAAGTCTCTCCAATACTTCTGAGTTTGTAGAATGCTCACCTTTCTCTGTAGTAATTCCAGTCGGTGTTAGGTTAGCATAATCAAACAGTACTTTGCGAAGTTGCAATACACTATTAGGATTAAACTCTTTACCTTCCTCCTCCTCAAATCTCTGCACAGCTTCCTGCTGAGATAAAAGCTCTGCTGCCTTGTAAATTTCTTCTGACATTAGATCCTGACTAACAAGTAGCCTCTCTCTACAGAAAGGGACTCCATTATCTTGAACTCCCATTAGAAACCTACAGGCAGGCAATAGAATCGTACTATAAACACGAGTCAAATTAGCATTGCCTTTCTCTAGTGCTCTAGCAAACTTCTCATATATTTGAAAGGTTACTAACGCATCTACAGCAGCATAAGTTTTCATGACGTCAAAAGGAATCCATTCCCATTTGAAGTCATCTTTTAATATTCCCCGTTCTTTCCGATACGCTTCCATCCAGTCATACATAGGCTTCTCATAATCTCCGAAGTCCGTCAACTGCATAGCAAGTTGCTTCAGGCCATGAGTTCCAGGTCTCTCATCTATGACGTAGTGCATAAGCATTGTATCCTCAAAACGAGGGATCTTCACATTGAAGTGATACTCGAAGAAAGGAACGTCAAACTTAGCGTTATGAAAAATTATTCTTTTCTTGTCGAATAATTCTTGAAGTAAACTCTCGCTTCGTTCATCAAGATAATCGGCGTCGATATAACAAGCATGATTCCCATCATAACAAATACTAATCCCCAAAATATGGCCGTTCCTAGGGTAAAGAGCAGTGGTTTCAGAATCGAATGCCACGTAGTCTCTGCTGTCTCGTATAGCTGCTTGAATAAAGTCATTTGCTTCCTCCGTGTTCTGGATTCCAAAAGCAACCTCTTCATTTATTTTTGCCTTTTTCTTTTCACCCCTAATATAGGCACAAATATTCTCAAGAGACTTTTCCCAAGTTTGTTTTGCTTCTGGCTTGAACGTAAGCATAGACGGATTAATAGTAGGAAGAAACTTATCCTCTACTATTGTACCTGCATAGTCCATTACTTTCGTTACTTTAGTAAAATGTTTTAATGGCTCAGAGCCTATTAGTATAACCCATTCATACGCATCTGAATCAAAATTTAAGTCTACATCTTTCTTCAATACTTTACTTACTTTTGGGTCGGAACAGAGTGAGTACTGATCAAACTCAAAAGGAAAATAATCCATGTAGCGATTATTAGACTTCTTAGCTTCTATTAAGGCTATACTAGCCATATAATCTTCTCCTAATGTTTTCTACTTGCTGTAAATTCAAATCGCCAGGGTCACCGGACTTTAAGGTTAAAATCCTTGTAGGGAAGTCGCCTGCTAATTTCTTTACTTTCTCTGCAGCGCCTTTACCCGCCTCGTCTCCATCAAAAATGAGGTCTAGTCCGGTAACACCTGAAATCTTTAATAACTCTAGTTTTTGTTCTGTAAAGTTGTTTACTCCAAAGCAGCAAACTGCATTTGTTAGTCCTTTGTCATGCAAATTTAGCATATCAAATATTCCCTCTACTAAAATTACTCTACCCTGTATTGGTTCTGCTATGGGGTATAAGGGTAGTTTTGCGCCCGAAGGAGTAAACATATATTTTGTTGGCAGTGTTCCTGTTTCATCCCTACCTTGAAAGGCTACTATTCTGCCACTAGCATCTTTAATTGGAAAGTTTACTCTACCATTGAAGTTAGTTCCGATATTATAGAATGCACCAAACTTCTCATATGTGCAAGCAGAAATACCCCTCCAATCTCTTTTGTACGGAGTGCTGCCTTCCGGTAAAGATAGTCCAACACCACCGCTTCGAATATCATTAATCTTTCTTCTTAACTTTTCTCTTTTTAATCCTACTTGACTTACTTCTACATTATAGTGCTGAAACAAACTTCCTTTGTAGCCGCACGAAAAACAGTGAAAGACACCTAAAATCCTGTCTATTCTCATCGAAGGATTCCGATCATCATGGTCAGGATTTAGGCATCTAATTTTGACATCCTTACCCGAAACCTGGTAATAGATGCCTTTTTGTGACAATAAATCTTCTACTGCGCTCATGCGATTTCCTCATAAGCATCTTCAGAAGTCTCACCCTCTCTAGGAATAATTCCTGTCTCGGGTCCGATACGCAGGGAAGTCCAATCCATTACTGAAGTAAAGTTGCGCTCTTCGCTGTTCCGCATCTTCACACAGTTAAATGTCATGATATTGTCCTCTTTATTATGGGTGTCGAGAGTAAACGCGGCATCGGCGGCGTCTAGTATGCCTTTCGCAAATCTTGCCTCTCCCGTTGCGTCGATTTGGTAAGGGGAAATAAAAGGAACCTCATACTCTTGAGCAAAGGTTTTCAAAGCCTTACTAACTTCAATTTGTTCTGTCCAGTCGTATTGTCCCATACGATTATTAGACATTCCTCCACGCTTAACCTGATTTATATAATCAACGATTACAAGACCTGGGTTTA